CAAGGTGGCGGGTGGTGCGGTTATAGCTTCTGATTTTTGCAAAAAAACTAGCACCGCTTTAGGCAAAAGAGGACATATGGCTATCTTCATCAGCCAAGTTCGAGCAGATATTAAACTAGATCCTTATTCAAAAGCTCCCGTTCGTCAGACTACTGCTACAGGCGGTAATGCGTTGTTACACTTCGCTAACAATATCATGGAATTCGAACCTAGATTTAAAGGTGATTTGATTTTAAAAAATCCGACTGTAAAAACTATAGACTCTAAAAAGAATCCGATCATTGGACATCACGCTAAAGTGACAATTAAAAAATCTGCTCATGAAAATACCAACATGACTATTTCTTATCCTATAAAATATGGACGCATTAATGGCACATCTATTTGGGTAGAAAAAGAAGTCGTAGACTTACTATATGCTTGGGAGTTTATGCAGAAGAAAGGGGCTTGGATTAAGCCTACAGAAGAGTTCCTAGATTTGCTAAAAGAAAATAAATTTGACTTTCCAGAAAAAATACAAGGAGATAATAATTTATTTAAAACTATCGAGGATAATAAAGATTTGTGTAAATTCCTCATTGACTATTTTAAAGAACAAATTGTAGCATGAAATTTGTTGACCGATACGGCAAAGAAAGAAATCTGAAAAATGCGAAGAAATATTTAATTGATTGGGAAAAACCTAGCAGAAGTAAATTTCAAACTACTGTCAAAAAATTCTTGTATAAATACTGGAAAAATGACATTGTTTTCGAAGAGTTTCGCGTGGTTGGTAGCAGACTAACTTTAGACTTTTACAACGCTAATAAAAAAATAGCTGTAGAAGTTCAGGGAGCGCAACACACGAAATTTGTTAAGTTTTTCCACAAAAACCATTTTAAATATGCTGATCAACTTAAAAGAGATGAGCACAAATTAAATTTTTGTAAGGCTAATGAAATTCAGCTAGCAGAAGTTTATCCAAAAGACGAAATCCAAGCGTCTTTATTTACAGAGCAAGATATTTATTTATGAATTTACCAGAAGGCAGTGACGATAAGGAATTTTGTATTCCCACAGAGATGGTTGATAAGCTTTATGAGCTTTCGGGAGGGGCTGATAAGTATAAAGGTGTTATTATGGCTGTTTCTTCTGAAAATGGAAAGCCGCTTATTTATTGCAAATTTGATTGTGGTATGACAGAATTTGCTTTAACAAAAACTCTGGAAAATCATTTTCAGCATACATCTAACGAAATAATAGAAGAAGACTAATGATATACAATTTTGAACTAGAAAAACAATTATTAGCTGGTTTACTCAAAGAACCAGAAAGTCTTGCGGAGATTTCTAATTTTATTAGTAATTCAGATTTTTACTCTAAACAAAGCTCGTTACATTCGGCTATCTTCAGGATTATTCAGCAAGCTATTGATGCTGGTGATGAAATTGATGAAATTATTATTGCCCAGAGAGTAAATGATATTGGTTTATCGTTTGAGGACAATCTCAATCCTTCTGATTATATTAAATCATTATCTTTGAGAAAAGTCCCCAAAGGTAATATTTTAAAGACAGCTAAAGAACTTAAAAAGTATACGATAAGAAGAGAAATACTGGAGTCTTCTCAAGAGATTGCGAAGAAGATGAAGAATATTTCTCCAGAATCTTCTTATAGAGATATTATAGAGGTTGCTGACAATGTTTATAATTCTCGCATTAATCTCTATGAGATAGGAAACGATAGTCCAGAAAATATTTATGAGGAGATGGAAGCTCTCGTCGAAGAGCGCGGGAATAATCCTGTGACTGAATTCGGCATGATGGGTCCACATGGGAAGATAAATGATATTTATGGCTCTCTTCTAAGGGCTGGTAACATTACGGTTATAGTCGCTCGTTCTGGTGTGGGCAAGACGCAGTTTTGCATGGACTATTCCACTAAGGTTAGTTTAAAATATAACGTTCCTGTTCTGCATTTTGATAATGGTGAGATGAGTAAAGAAGAACTCATCATGAGGCAATGTGCTGCTATATCTGGAGTTCCAATGCATTTGTTGGAAAATGGCAAATGGAGGCAAGCTGGACAGGATGTGGTGGATAAAGTCAGATCTGTTTGGCCAAAAATAAGTAAATTAAAATTTTATTACTACAATGTAGGTGGGATGGATGTAGATTCTATGGTTAACACTCTAAAGAGATTTTATTACGCTAAAGTCGGTAGGGGTAACCAAATGGTCTTTTCTTTTGATTATATCAAAACAACGTCTGAAAATAATGGTAATAAATCAGAATGGCAAGTTGTCGGAGAAATGGTTGACAAATTTAAGAAATGTGTCCAAAAAGAAATACTACATGACGGTAACCCTGTTATTCCTATGATCACATCAGTTCAATCCAATAGATACGGCATAACAACCAACAGGAATTCTCAAAATATCGTTGATGATGAATCTATTGTTTCTCTATCAGACAGGATTACTCAATTTTGTTCCCACATGTTTATTCTCCGCAGTAAAACTACAGACGAAGTAGAGACTGAAGGCGGGAGATTCGGAACGCATAAGCTTATTAATGTAAAAGCTAGACACTTAGGTAGTGATATTGCTGGAGCTGTGGAGCCTGTAAGTATTGGAGACTCTTTGAGAAAAAATGCTATTAATTTAGATTTTAATAATTTCAATATAACAGAAAGAGGAGATCTTAGAGATGTAGCTAGAATTTTGAATGGAGAGGAAGATTTAGATAATGATGGAATCCAAGAAACAATCCCCGACTTCGATCAATTCTGAAGAATTCCAAGGAATTCTAGAATCGATAGGCTATAGTCTCATAGATTGTGGTGACCATTGGCGAACTCAAGCTCTTTACAGAGATGGAGACAATAATACCGCCGTCAAGATATACAAAAATACTGGTGTCTGGATGGACTTCGTTGAGAACAAAGGTTGCAAGCCTTTTGAGGCTCTAATCAGACTCACTTTAAAAGACAATAAACAGACAGAAGAAATTTTATTAAACTCTTCCACAGATAATGTAACTGTTTACCAGCCCAAAGAAAAAATTGAAATGGAAAAAATTTACGATGACTCTCATCTAGAGAGATTATTCCCTAACTATAACTTCTATAAAAAACGAAACATATCTGAAGAAACCCAAAAGGTTTTTCAAGTAGGTTTAGCAGGGGTAGGAAAGATGTATAGAAGAATGGTCTTTCCTGTTTATAATGAACACAAACAAATTATTGGATTTTCAGGAAGAAAAGTTGATGATGATAATAATTTCCCTAAATGGAAACATATCGGGAAGCGTAATAATTGGGTCTACCCAGCTTTTAATAAAACAACAGGGGTAGAAGAAGAAATAAATTTAAAGGAAGAAGTAATTTTAGTAGAAAGTATAGGTGATGCATTGGCTCTTTACGAACAAAACATTAGGAATGTTCTTGTCATTTTTGGTTTATCTGTTAATAATAACATTGTTAATTACCTTAGTAGTAGGTGTATTAATCGCATATATATTTCAACAAATAACGATAACAATAGCGGGGAAAATAGAGGGTTTATTGCAGCCTTGAAAAGTTTTTTGAAATTATCTAACTATTTCGATCTAAACTCTTTAAGTGTAAAATTCCCGCCGAAGCCGTATAATGATTTCGGTGATGCTCATATAGACGGCTGTGACATTAAAAAATATTGGGATGAAAAATCAATAGATCAAAATGCACAACTAAAATTTATTTGCGATTTTGTTAAAAACAATTCTTCTAGCTTCACTAAAAAAGAAGTAAAAACTGCTCTATTACTTAGTGATGCCTGAACCTCAAACACCTCTATCGGCTAGTCGAATCAAAACGGCACAGTCTTGTTCTTTGCTATATTGGTCAAAATATAAACTCCGTCTTCCAGAAAAAGGAAATGATGGAGCTAGAAGAGGATCAATATGTCACCTTGTTTTTGAGGTTCTCGGGGTTAAAAAAAGAAAAAAATATTTTAATAAAATAATTAAAACTGAAGACGTTTTTTCTGTTCCCTCTATAAAAAGACTTATCCTTAAACATGCCGTAAAAGAAGGTGTTGATGATAAAGAGAATGTAGATCTGATGAAGGATATGATCTTCAATGGATTATCTTATGATTTCTTCGGTGGAGATTTATCTAAACCAACAGAAGAATACTCTGAAAAAGATTTCGACATTATCAAGAACGAGGGAAACGTTAGCTACAAAGTAAGAGGCTTTATCGATAAGCTTTTTCTATACAAGAAAGAAAAATTTGCTCTTATCAGGGACTTTAAAACAAGTAAAGACGTATTCAAAGGCAAGGACCAAACAGATAATTTGCAAGATTTGATGTATAGTCTAGCCGTCAAAAAACTTTTTCCAAAATACTCGAACAGAGTCAGTGAATTTTTATTTCTAAAGTTTGACTTAGATCCTAATGCTTCTAAATCTGGCGTTGTCAGAATGAAGCCGTTAGACCCTGAAGAATTAGAGGGATTTGAGTTGCAACTCACAGAGATCCAAAAATATCTTGATAACTTTTCAGAAAGAGATGCTAGGTATAATTTCGCAGCGCATCAAGGGTTCCCAAAAGATAGTTCTTTTAGTGGTAAACTTCTTTGTGGATTTGCGACGCGAAAAGGAGAGCTGAAAAAAGACGGCTTACCTAAATGGCATTGTCCAATGAAATTTGATTTCTTTTACTACGAAGTCTATAATAAGGAAGGTCAGTTTTCGAAATCATACTTCGAAGAAGAGTTTTTCGAGAGTTTGATACCTGAAGGGGGTTCTTATGAGCTTAGATATTATAAAGGTTGTCCTGCACATTCTTCTTGACTTTATCTTTTAATTTGGTATCTTCCATTAATGATACCTGTATTCAAGTCCACTTACTCTATTGGTAAGAGTATTTTAACTCTTGATGAAGACGAGATTGAAGGCGGTCCCGATAGCATCTTCACCATATGCGAAGAAAACGATGTTAAATCGCTAGTCCTAGTAGAAGACTCTATGACGGGATTCGTGACCGCTCACAATAGATGTAAAGATAAAGATATTGATCTTGTTTTTGGACTTAGGCTGACTTGTTGTAACGACACAAAAGAAGATGACAATTCAGACCATAAAATAGTAGTGTTCGCTAATGATGATGTCGGATGTAAACTGCTTTACAAGATTTATTCCCACGCTCATACAGGTAATGGTAAGGTGGATTTTGCGTTTCTTAATTCTGTTTGGAATGATAGTGTTGAGTTGATCATCCCTTTTTATGATTCATTTATCTTTAATAATAATTTTCACTTAAGAAAATGTGTTCCTGATTTCACTAAGATAACGCCTACTTTTTGGGTAGAAGAAAACAATCTTCCATTCGATGAGTTACTAAAAGAGAAAGTTATTGCATTCTCTACTAGAATCGATAGACCCGCTAAGAAAGTAAAAAGTATTTTCTATAAGAATAAGAGGGACGTAGAAGCTTTGCAA